ACAATAGGTGATGTTCTGCCCATATTATGTTACCTCCTTAGAATATAGTTGTAATTTCAAAATCAAGATATGTAGATACAGTTCCGTCAGATTTTGAGAATGTAATTCTTACTTTTCCGCTATCAGCAAAGTCATTTTCCAATATCTTAATCTTTAAAATATTATCAGTGTATGTGTAATTGACATAAGGCTTCAATTCATCAATAGTTATAACATCCCATACACCAATATCTGATGTCGTATTTCCATCCTTATCTACAAAAGAGCCTGTTAAAGTCTTGTAATTACCACCAATTTTTAATTCTTGAGCACCTTTGAATGTAATCTTGGCACTTAAATCTTCCGTTTCATCGGGAGTTGTTGGTTCTGATGGTGGAGTAGGAGAAGAAACTTCTGTGTAATTACAAACCCATACTTCTTTACCATTGTCCATTACAACACGCTTATCCTCTTCTGCATTAAAAGCATCATAAGACATAGTTAAAATCATTGTACCACCACGACCAAAATACTCATTATTATTGAGATTAACTTTTCTATTTGTTAATTTATAAATATCCGGCTTTTCTGCATCTTCAAAATCAATAGGGAAGCGCATATCACGAGCAAGTTTTCTTGTTTCACTATCTATTGGAAGTGTCAAACCATATTGGTTATCACCAATAGTAATTGTATTATTTCCAGTAATACCACTAGAATATTTGGTGAAATCTTCCGAATAAACATATCGTTCAATAATTTTTCCTTCTGAATTTTGCCAACGCAAAGGTACAGTACATAGATACATATAGCCAGAATGATAAGTCTTATCATCAGAATCTAATAAAGTAACAAGCCAAATTTGATTGTTCCATTCTATATAATCACCAAGATTAAATGGAGTAGAATTTTTAGACTTTATCTTTTTCTTAAAAGTGTTCCCATCTGTATCTTTAATAATGAGTAGTTCAAATGGTTCACCATTTCGTTTTACAACATGGTAATCAATGGTATCAGCAAAATGATTATCTACATGTTGATTGAGCAAATATAAATCAACTTCTTGTTTGCTTTTGGCATTATAGGTATTGTTGATTTTTTGGAAGTAACTTATATCCATAAGCACCTCCTAATCTTCATTGTACTGGCTATAATTGATTAATTTCTTTTTACCAGTTACCCTATCAACAGAAGCATATTGAGATATCTTACCTACATTTTCCGACTTAATCCCGTTTACCATGTCAGTAAAAGTCTTGCGTTCAGATGCCGGAGAAAATTGATTTAGATCTGATGGTGTCATTGCAATCTTAAATGCTTTTAAAGTCACAAAATCTCTTTCAAAATAGACTTCTCTCATTAAATCTGTAAGTAATCCAATCTCTTTTTCAGTAAGTTTAAAATTAAATACTTGAAGTTCCTCGTCATAGTCGAAAAAGTCAACATCAGGAACGCACTCATCGGTCAACTTTTCAACCGCTTCAAGCAAATAACCATTCGCTTGCTCTTTTGCTAACTGCATAGCATCTTCTAAAGTTACGTTGTAATACGAGAAAAATTCTCTATCTTTTTCTATTTTACGAAAAAATTTATTAATTATTTTTTCAAATGAAGTTGACACGATAAGTATCACCTCCTACTGTGTCTTTTTAGGTCTACCAGGTTTCTTAGCTGCTTTTTCTTCTTCCTTATCGGTTTTTTCCTTTTCGGCAGAAGGAGTAGTATTAGTCTGCATAGACATCATTTGCTCCATCATTTTCTGCATATTTTCCATCTGTTCCTGTAATGCCTTATTCTGTTCCTTCAAAGCATCGACTTCCTCATTAGGAATGTTTGAAACAGCATCCTTTGCTTTAACAGTAATAGCAGTATTTCTAATGCCACGTCTTAACTCATCTCCACGAGCATTAATAAGTTTTTCAACTCTCATTGAAATATCATCGTTTGTCGTATTCTTTAAGCGAACAAAAACACCACGAACTCTATCGAAAACGCCAGTATCCTTGATGTTTACTAGCTTTGTAAGTCCTTCAACAGTAGGGTGTAAAATAATATTTTCAATCTGCTTAACAGTTAAAATGTCTTTCCAATGAGGAATTCTTAAATAATCCTCATAAATTTCCTGTTCAATATCTTCTGGGAATCTCAAGATACCAGTCTTGAATGCACCAGAGTTACCATTGATATATAAAATCTCCTCTAATGTAAGTGGAAGAATAGTAGGGTTGTCACTGTTAGTAGCAGGTTCAATAGCATAGCTATCGTGCTTAGTAGATACAACAACAATGTTCTCATTATAATTAAGTACATTAATTGTTTTCATTTCTTTAATTGACATATTCAAATCATCCTTTTCTTATAAATTAGGAGAGGGCAATACACCCTCTCCTTGAGTTCAATCGGTTATTACTGTGCCATAGTAATCTTAGCAAGCTTGTCGATATCAGTAATGCAGTAGCCGTACTCGAAGCCAGTAAGCTTAACGTTAACCTTCTCTGCATTGTTGTCCATAGTCTCATAAACTCTGATATCACCCTTCTGGTCAAGAGTACCAATCTTACCTGCGATACCGAAAATCTTCTTATCAGGAAGTAACTTTTCTCCATTTGCAAGCTTCTTAGCACCAGAGATAGAAGCGATGTTGATACCGTCTGCGAAATTAACAAGACCATATCTGTTGAAATCGTTCTTCATGTTCTCAGAACGATATTCAGTTGCACCAGTCATTCTACCAAGAGCCTGAGCATACTTAGAAAGAGTAACAGCAACAGGTGCAGAATCTCTATCTAAGAGATACAAGCTGAATGCATCCCAAGAAGTAAGGCTAGGTGCAGAACCAGTTTCGCTAATAGACTGTTCACCACCAGTAATAGCATTATCTACAGAAGTGAAGATATCGTAGAACTGCTTATTTCTAAGTGCTTCAACTGCGTAGTTAGTAAGTAATGCAACAGACTTGAATCCGTTACGTCTCATTTCGATATAAGGAAGCTCGAATTCTACCTGTGCAGATTTCCAAGTAGGTCTTAAAGACTCGAAGTCGATGTAAGACTTATCTACGTTACCACCGATTACTGCATCGTATGCTTCCATAGTATTCTTAGGAGTCTTGTCTACCATGTAGTCATCAAATTCACCAACAGTACCTCTATCGAAGAGTCTGTCAAGTAATTCGTCAGGCGCATTATAAACTTCATCAGCTACAGTGCGTCTAATAAAAGAAGCAATTTCACAATCTCTATCATTTCCGTTTGCAGCAATTTCCTTTACCCAAGCGTCACAAATCTGTGAAACTTCTTTCTCTTCAGCAGAAAGATTTCTATTGTATGTAATTTTCTGAGCGATGTCAAACATCTGACCATCTTTATTCATTAATTCAGCAATTTCTGTCTTTAACATTATTTGTTTCCTCCATTCTTAATATAATTAGTCAATAACTTCGATAACATGTAATTCGTGTCTGTCAATCTTCTTAGTTCCACGATATACAAAACGAGTAGCAGATTCAGACTTAGCGAATTTACCATCAGCACCAACATTGAGGTAATCTCCTACAGAAGCACCAGTAGTAAACTGATCTGTTGCATATCTTTCTGATTTTACAGGAGGAACTAACTTAACACCTTCTCCTTCTTCGATATTCATAAACATATCCTCATAATCAGAAAACTCACCAAGTCCTGCGTAGATACCTTCAGCTCTCTTTTCCTTAGTTACAAAGAACACGCCTTTATCTGTTGCTGCGTCAGGAAGTTTAACTTCGTTCTTTGTGTAATCCTTAACAACACCCATGCCAACAACCATTGCTTCAGAAGCGGTGTTCATTGTGTCATATACTTTTCCAGTATTTGTCTGTAATTCTCTTAACATTTAATTGTCCTCCTTATTTACCAAAATAATTTTTCATAATTGATTTAACGTCTAACTGTTCATCCTCTAAGCCATCTAAATTGGTAGAAGCTGTCTCAGTTTCAACTTCTGTTTTAGTCTCAGAAACTTCGGTATTGTTTTCGCTCAAAGAAGCAATATATCTATCTGCAAGGATAGCCTTCAAAGACTTCTCATCTAAGTTATCAACATAGCCTTTTAATTCCTCGGATGCTTCAATTTCATCCTTTGTAATAAGACCAGACTTTGTGATAGAAGATACGAGATTGTCTTTCTTTTCCTTCAATTCATTCTCAATACGTTCCTGTTCTGCCTTCTCGAATTTTTCTTTAAATGGAGACAGTTCACTAATTTCAGTTTTTAATCTTGCAATTTCTTCACCAGATTTAATAATAGCCTCGTCCTTTGTAGATACTTCTGCCTCTAATTCAGCAATCTTTGTGTTTACTTCAGCAATGCTAACTGTAAGTTTTACATCCTCTGGATCTGAAACTGTAATTGTGTCGTTCTCAACTGTATATGTCATACGAACAAAATCGAGTTCAGATTCACGACCATCTACTTCAAGCCAAACTTCTTTTTCAACAGGGAAGTGGAATGAAATCCAACACCACTTGTCAAGTTTTGCTCTACATGCTTCACAAATCTTTTTTCTCAAATCATATTCTGTAAGCTGAGAAACTTCTGTTTCGTCTTTGTTTTCGGTTACTTCTGTTTCAGTAGAAGATTCTGTTGTATCGGCAACAGGAGTTTCAACAACTGTTTCTTCCACATTTTCTTCGGCAACCTGAGTTTCAATATTGCTCTGCAAATTATTTTCCTCCTTTGCTTCATTTTTTATATCTAAACCTTGACTTAAAATGTCTTGGGATAGAGCTTCTGCAAATTCCATATCATAATTAGTTGACGCAATTTCCAATAAACCACTAGAGTCATACGCAGGAGACACATTTTTTCCTAATAAACAATGACCAATAAATCTACCTGCTTGAATAATCTTTGTCATAAGACCATCAATAATTCCTTGTGTGCTTTTTTCTACAGAAATTTCCCAACTTGTAGATAAAGAACCTTCTTGAATACGATTTACAATAATTTCACATGCTTTGGTAAATCGTTTCCATATTTCACAAGATGCAACAATATATTCCTTATCATTAATTGTTTCAATTGCTACATCAAAAAAAGTACCAAAGGCTTCTGTATCAAACTCAACCTCTCGGTACTTATTTCCATTTTCGTCTACTTTTTCAACTTCTCGTACATTGTGACCAGTAAAATCATATTCACCGTCATAACGCATTTTGATTTTTCCAACCAAAGGCTTGTTTTTTAAAGTAGACATCCAATTTTCAATTGTATTTCTGTCTAATGCGACTCCATTTTTATTTCTGCCAAAATCACAAATTATAAACTTTGCGATATATGAATCAGGATTGGAGTTTTCGCTAAGATATACTTGGTCGCTATAAAAAACTATATTATCCATAATTCACCTCGCTTTCTCCCAAGCAAATGTTATATTTGCTAAATAAATCATTATCAGAAATTATATTTAAATCATCATTTTCTTCATTTAAAAAGACACCAGTGACTTTTACATCACCAGTGTCTATATGAGAAGAAAGGATGACTTGAACGCTTTTGTTACAACAAGGACAAGTTATATTTAATTTCATAACGTCTCCTGTCTAGTCTTATCATAAGACTGCTTTGCTTTATTCTTGCTGTCAGCAGGTCTACCACCTTTATTATTTGTTTCTGTAATTTCACCTCTACCACTAGAAGTATACGCTGTTTGTCTACACTTGAAGATTTCTTCATAGTTCTCATCATTTTCTTTAATGCGCTTTTCTTTTTCGTCATTAACATCAATTCCGAGAAGTTCAAGACTTGTAGACATAGAACCATTAAATATAGTATAAAGAGTAGATGCCAAATCTTTTCGCATTTCAAAATCCAATGCTTCACTATCAATAACCTTGATAGTAGGGCAGTATTCAACAGGTAATCCGTTATCCAATAGAATCTGTCTATACCATTTCTGTAAAATATCTTCTAACTGCTCTGAAATCATATTAATTGTTCTCAATAACTGAGTAACTGAAATATCAGCAGTGCTTACAGATTGACTACCAGAATCCATTAAGAATCCAATACCAAGTGCAGCTAAAACTCTTGAACGATAGTTATTTACTGTATTAATATCAGTTAATTCGATTTTCGGCTCAACATATGTAATTGATTCAACAGTAGGTGGAGTAGTAACAACAACAGTTGGTTGTTTCCATGCAGACATTAAGTTTTCATGAGCATAACTCATATCTTCAAAGCCTTTTTTATTCAATTCAGTACCCATAACTTCCTTACGGAGTTTCTGATGAATAATCTTCTTTGCTTTTGCCTTACTGTTTACTCTATCTGCATTATCGAAAGTATCAAGCATTAACATATCTTTAAATGCTCGGAAGATAGGAGTAAGACCATATTTTCTATTCAGATTGTTAATTCTGATTACGCCAGTGTACTTAACATCCAATTTTGCATAATCCTCTTTCGCAACAAAAGCATCATATACTTCCTGTGGATAATTTGCTTTTACTTCGTCTTCCATATTTTTGAAGAATAGTGCTTTATTCTTTTTATTCTTTCGATATATTTTCTGTAATCTACCCCTTAATTCCTTGATATTAAACAATACAACAGGGTCGCCATTAACATCATAATCAGATATTTCGCAAACACCTAAAGGATAGTAGTCAACCTTATATTTATTATCTTCATGTCTTAAATAACAAATGTAGTTGCCTTCAACAAAAGTAGTAGGAATAGAATTTCTAATTAGGCGTTTCGTGTTAATTGTTTTATTGAAAGCACTAATAAAATCCTTTACTTGTTGTAACTGTTTTGTTTTGTTTCTTCCAGTAATCTCATTATCATAAGATACCTTTGTTTCAGTGTTGATATTGGCAGTAACACATTCAACCGTCTTACCGACAATACCATCTTTATTGATTTCCTTACGGACAATACTGTTAATGATTTGCACCTTTTTTAAATCACTTTGAGTATTTTCGGCAAGTTCATCTATATATTCTGGTGTTAATTTATCGGACGATGAAGTACCGTCTTTTAAATATGCAGAATATTTTTGGTTGGTTGCATCATATCCAGCTACGGCATTTACCAACCATTTGTCAGTGATAGCATCGGCAGAAGTTACGACTTCTGTGCCATCTGAAGTCTTTGAACGAATGATTACTTCATAATCTTCGCCTTGTAAGTTTTCTGACATATTTCACCGTCCTTTCTTTAAAAATCTACTGTCGAAACACATATTGGAGCAGAAGAGTAGTCTTCTTGTTTACCATATATGTTTTTCTTATTGTCTGTCTCAAGTTCACATACATAACTCAGTCCATACATTAATGACGTAGCTCTATCCCTCTTTTTACCAGAAACAATTCTCGTGTATGTCATTTTTTCGTTATTAGTGAAATCTTGTTTAATATTACTTAACTCGCTTTGAAGAATATCGTGTTCTACGTGTTGATAATATTCATCAAAACTCATCATGTTTGATTTGTATAAGTTGTCCACTTCCGCAGATTGCATAAGCAATTCCAAACTACCATCTTCAAAACAACCTTTCATATAAGGATAGTAGAGGTTTACAAAATTGTTCATACCATGAACACCACGAATAAGCGGAATGGCATTGTCTAATATATCAACACTCTTTTCATCATCTGAAATAATAGGTGGATATTCAGTAACAACGCCAGTTTTAGGATCAGTATATTCCCAAGACTCATAGAACATAGAAGGTAGACCGGCACCAGCACCTTGAGCGTCTATAAGCAACTTAACTGTATTAGGGAACTTTATGTGAATTAATTCTCTAAGAAAATCTCTTTGTTTATTTAAGGAAAGTCCATTTACTGTTTTTGTAAACACTACTTGTTTTGTATAAGTGCCATTTGGTTTTAATTTAAGTTTAATTACATGAGTACAAGCATTATCCGAGTTCTTTTCAGTGGATACCGCAACGTCATGTGTAATAACATAAATAGAATTAGACTTCTTAGGTTGTTGAAACTCGCATCTTTCTAATACACGACAAGGATTTGTTAATTCATATGGATAATAACTTTCTCCACTAGAGCCTACAAATCGACCCTCAAACTCATAGGCAAACTTATCCTTTGTCATTTGTGGTTTTTCTAATTCCTTTTCAATATCTTCCTGGTCAAATAGACCTGCTTGTACTCCAACTTGATACGGGAAACAAATAGCCATATAATCTTTATTTCCCTTTAACATTTCTTCATAGTGAAATTTGAAACGTTTATATAAAGAACTTGTCTTTAAGTAAGCCGAAGAAATGAAGATAACTTTACCTTTCTCTGACTGATTCCAACGAATAGCATTTTGTCGTTTAGTCTTTGTCATAGGTATTAAAATTTCTTCAATAATTTCATCTTTAACAAGTCTTGCTTCATCAATGAGGATGTATGAGAATCTCCAACTTCGAGCGGAGTCTCCTCCACGATCCTGCGCCAGAGTAATTGCTCGAATTTCAGAACCGTTTTTAAACTCAACAACACAATCTCCATCACTGGTTCTTATTGGGAATTTTATTTCTCTTGCAATTGATTCATTTTTAGATAATTCACCCTTAATTTTCTGAATGATCACGTTACGTGCCTGTTGAGAATTACCTGATGCAATCCCAAGTTTAATATTCGGATAAAGTATCGCAACGCAGATATAGAAGACTGCTACAATATAACTCTTACCTAAGCCTCGACAAGCAATTAACATCGAGTTCTGATAACGAGCCATTGCCCTAAGTATCAGACGTTGGAATGGGAAAAGCCTTAATCCGAGAATATCACATGCAAACTCATCTATGTAATATCTGTAGTAAGAAATGAACTCAGTCCATACTTCAAAATCTATACTTTCTTCTTTTAATGGGTCATTACTATAAGTGCTTTCTATATTTTCACGATTTCTATAATCTTCTAAGTATTCAAGATACTGTTCATTATTA